TTACCTGTTCCCACACTACCATGCACGAATAGGCTATTACGTCCCTCTGTTAAGGTGAACCACTCCTTTAGCTTGCCATCCATTGTATCAGGGGTGGCATGAGCATAGCGGACAGGGCAGTTGATCTGTTGGTTGATATGGTCGAGACCTTTACCGATTACCTCTGCTTTCTGCACGCTCTTTATAAATTGGTCAGGTGATATCATACCAATCCCCACTGTTCCGCCATTGCTCTAGCGATTCCAAGAAATGTTTTCGATCTTAACTTTGCCCTGTCTGGTGACGGTGGTAAATAATGCAGCCTTTGCTGTTTATTCTTTGGTAGCGTATCAAACACTTCTTTCACATTGTTTATCTCTGTAATCTTCGGCAGACCCTTGAGCCATAGGCAAGTAGCTTTTGACTCAGCATGACCGAACATCCATGGCTGTATGATCTGATCCGGCTTTCTCCACTTGGTTGACATTATACCTATCGGGTTTTCAATAGCTATTAACGGGCATTTGTTATTAGCAAACAACATAAAAAAATCAATACCCTGCTGTTGTCTGCCGTCTTTTCTTTTCTGCTCAAACCAAGCAGCTCCACTTACAGCTAAATGAGTGCATGGCGGAAACGCGATTATCATGTCCCACCTTTGTTTTAATAGCGGTGTAACGTCTCCCTTAATATGCCACTCTGGGTGACCACCTGAACACGGTTCAATGTCACAAGAAAAAGCCTCTATGCCTAGCTTTCTCATCTCTATAGTTACCGCTTGGCTTTCCTCGCATGCTACCAATACTCTCATATCCCCTCTCCTTTTATTGGTCAAACTCTTTATACTTTCCTTCCTCTGGTGCTAAATGATTAGCTGGCTTCTTGCCTGATCCGTTGTTCTTCAATGGATGTAATCCTTGCCATGATGACCTGACTGCATTGTCGATTATCTCAGCTTGGTTCTTCTTATCAGTTTCTAATACTTTTAAGTTTAGTTTTATTGATGCTTCCGTTAGTGGCTTCCTCATTTTCTTTCTCATTGCTTCAAAGTCAGCCCACTTTGTTTTATTCAACCAATCCGGTAGCGCGAGAGCTTTTTCGCGCGTAGTAGTTTTCTTTTCTTCCCTACCCTTACCTATACTACCCTTACCTAACCTATCCTGCGCATACGGTTCGCGTGCATCTTGCATGCAAGGTTGTTTAAGTGCGCAATTATATTGCTCTTTTATAGGCAGGTATCTATCGGGGAATAATTCTAGGTGCTTGCTGGCAGTATATTTAGTTGGTGGAACCTTATTGTGCGTGTACCATCCTTGCATGCAAAGCGTATACAGATTGTATACGCAGACAAACCCTTGCTCTTGTAATATGCTTAAGTCCTCATTAGATGCGGCGATCAGTCTCATAACCGATACATATTCACAGTATCCGTCGTCGTCTGCGTGCATCCCTATATGAAAGTAGAGGTTTTGGGCTGAGTGTGGCAACATAATAAATTGCGATCCAGCGACAATATCCTTTGAGAACATTCTTTTGTTAGCCATTTTTCTTACCTGTTATTTTGTTTAAAAATTTAGCGATAGCCATTAAGAAACCACTAATATAAGGATTATTGTTAAGCTCATAAAGAAAAGTATCTTTTGATTTAATAATCGCTCTAGCAACCTCTTGCATTGCCTGCATTGTTGTTTGTTTTGCCATGCTTCATGCTCCTGTAATCCCATTTAATATATGCATTATCACCGGTATAGTAAATCCGTTACCGATCATCTTGTAGCGTTGCGTGTTACTGACTCCTTTGTCGGTGTAACCTTCCGGTATACCCTGTAGGCGTTCGCACTCTAAGGGCGTGAGCTTGCGGATGCCTTCGTGCGTATAGTACAGTCCTGTCTTAGCGCCCATACCACCAGCATTACCCATTAGAGTAACTGACTTGCCCTCTGTACTGTAAACCCTATATGGCCGCTTATCTTGTCCAAGATGGCCGAGTTTGATAGGATTAATAACTAACTTATTATTATGCTCAAAAGCACTGCTTGTAACCGGCGGAGACTTGTCGGTTATTTTTATCCCCCCGTTATTATATCCCCGGGGAACGGTTTGTATCCCTGTTTTAAAGACTACCTGCCGGCACGCCTTGTCATAATCGCGCCTGCTATTAACTCCGATTTCATGATAGGTAGCGGCAACGCAATAACTCTTCTCTCTATCAACAACACCGTCCTCTACAATATCAGCAAGCACTATGCCCTGATCCATCGGCTGCATGAACACGCCGGTATTATGCCAAAACAACCTTTCCCTGTTCTGAGCTGTAACAAGTCTTGAATTAATCCTCATCGGTGAGCAACCCATAGCCTTACTGATAATGTCGCGATCAACGGCTTTCATACTGTAGACATTCTCAAGTAAAAAGTACTTTGGTTTCAGCTCGCGAAGCAATCTTACATATTCCCAGAACAAACCGCTGCGGGATCCTTCAAGACCCTGGCGTCCTGATTTAGCGACACTCAAGTCCTGGCAAGGAGATCCACCAATTAAAAGATCGATGGTCGGTAAGTCCTCTGCCCTCACTTGCGTCACATCGCCGAGCTGTATCGTATCTGGATAGTTTGCTTGAGCCACCTTAATCGCGTACTTATCGACTTCACTTGCATAGTAAGTACATTCTATGCCTAGCCGATCGAGTACTATCCTGGCGCCGCTCAGTCCGTCGAATAATGATAATACGTTTATCTTATGCATCCTCTCTCCTTGTAAGGTGGGGCGGTTTGGTATGGGTCTCTTGTCCGCTACTATAGCGCGCCGCAGTAGAATCTGAACCCCCGCCCCATAAATTATAACGCCATCGGTTGCTGTAGTGTCTCAATAAAGTCAAGTAAGCTTGATTTCTTTATCCAATACGGTGACGTATTGCCGTGATTGATCTGCACAGCATCAAACCTATTTTCCTTTATCCACTTGTAATACTGTTGCCGCGTAACATTCCATATTTCTTTTTGGGCTGTGCTTATTCTGATATATCCGTCCATGAAACCCCCTTTTATATTTTCTAACAATAACAAACGATAACTACTCTGTCAAGTTTTATTTATCTTTTTTATCTTTTAGCTGTATAGCCTTAATTACGCAGCGATTTGCTAATTTAAGCAATTCATCAGCAGAAAGGCTATCATACACTTTAGGTAAATCTGAGATATCCCCGCTCTCTAAATACATTCTGTGTAGTAGGTTGCAGGCTTGGTAATGTTTAATTACAAATTCTAGTTTATTCATCTGGCTGCTCCCTTTTTGCGTTGATGGTATTTCTGTAGATAGTGCGCTCTATGGCAAGGCTTACACCTATATGAGAAACTAACCATGACCCCATGCGAGTGTATGTGTTGAAAATAATCATCCCCAGACTTCCACATTTTACAATCAGGGCAACGCTTATGCCATTCCCCATCAATCTTTTTATAGTCCGGGCTGTGTGTCCGCGTGTGATCCTGCCGAGTCATTATCTCAAGGTTCTCTAGTCGATTGTCTCTTTTGTCACCATTAATATGATGTATCTCGTATCCGTCTGGTATCGTGCCATGTGCAGCTTCCCAGACAACACGATGCTCATATTTACCACTTGGCAAAATAACGTATATGCTCATTCTATCCCTCCTTTATTGGCAGTCCGGGCAAAAATGCTCCCACTTACCACTTGCGCTTGATTTTGTCCACCCCGCATCTGTCATTTGATCCATAAGATCGCCCCAATCTAATGCCTCAAAATCTTCTGCTCCTGTGCTGCAATTATCACACGACACTTCAAATACTGAATATTCATAATTCTTTTCTCCTCGATTAATCATGTCAGCTCCCTTTTATTTTCGTAATTGTTATCTCTGTCCTCGGCTTCATGCTGTATTTCTTCTTGGTATGGTTCTCTGCCACCTGCCGATCATCTACCCAGACGACACCATTCATACAGTCCCATATAAACTTGTCAAGATTATCTAGGTCGGGGGTCTTTGTATGATACGTTGCCCCGCTTGTCATATCAAACAGGTTGCTCTTTCTGGTGTTCTTAGGGATAGGCATATAGTATATCGTCTCAACCTTAACAGCACAGGTTATCGGTTTCATGTTGCCGACCTGCTTTTTTATATTCATCATTACCGCAAACATTAAATGCTTTTGTGGTGAATATGCTCTGCCTGTTTTCATGGCGAATCGTGGTCTTTGTTTTGGTATCGGCTTGCCCTCTATGACTATTCGCATACTATCTCCTTGGCTTTGTTAAGGTGATGGTTTATACAATCGTCTGATCCGTGATCTGTCCCATTTTTGCAGTCTCCACTTTCGAAACAACTATTACACTTAAGCGAATAATTTAAAATATCCTCTATCGCTCTATCCTTTATCTCAAGCTCTGCTTTCACCTCATCCCTCTCCTTCTCAATCTCGCCTAGCTTCTCATCAAGACACTTATAGCAATATCTCGCATCTTTACGATATCCGTCAAACTCGGAATTGCATTTTTCGCAGATTAGATCCATTATTTAGCTCCTTTGCGCTTCTTGGCTTGAGCTTTGAGGTATGTGTTATATTTCCTGTCAATTTTAGTTCTAATTACCCCCTCTCGGCACAATGCTCGCCAGACAATTTTCATATATTCCCTCTTCTCTGCGTTCAGCTTAGAGGATTTGGCTTGAGCGTTCTCGCGCTGTTTTTTGATGCGGTTAACGACCTTGTCCCTATTAAGTCCGTGATTAAGGCACTCTTCACAGTTGGCATGTTCTGGTTTTAGCTTATTGACTAGCCCCACAAGACCCTCAACCATCTCTGTATGACAAAGAGTGTCAAAGTTATCAATCCCTGACTTAGAACAAAGTTCTTCAATCTCGGCTAGAACAACCTCAAGACCTTCGCTCTCTTCCTTCAACCGCGCGATCTCTACGTCTTTGTCGGCGAGCTTTTTTGTTTGCTCGTCAAACAGCGTGCATGTAACAATACGCATACTTATTTCTGATGCCAACTCTTGCTCTAGCTTTTTATTCATGCGGACGACATCCTCACTATAAAGCAAGATGTGTCGTATGGTCTCGTGCTGTGAAGACACAGCGTCCCTTAAGTGTAATGGTAAATTAATCGCTTCTCTCATTCCCTTTCTCCTTTCGCCCGCTCAAATCAATTTCAAGCGGGCTTTAGTTAATTTACTTACATTGGTATTAAAAAATCTACTGGTGTTACTGTGCGTTGGTACGTGTACAGCCTGCTATATCAGAAAGGGATATCATCATCGGATACAGTATCGGTATCTTTCAGGTTGCCCTCTTCGTCAAGGTCAAGCTTCTTCTGGAAGTATATGTTCTGATATTCTCCCTTTGTAACAACCTTAATCTCAAGCTGTGTCCTGAGAAGGCTCTCAAGGCTTAGATATATTTCTGAAAACTTACTCAATGTAAGCCCGCAGATTGACAGGTCTGTCTTGATGAATCCGAGCGTGGTATCTTTGACAACCGAGTTCTTAAAAATAAAACACCCCTCGCGCTTGCCATTAATAATCTTAAGCTTCCACGCCAGCATAGGCTCTTTACTCTCTTTCGTCTCCTTCATTACCACCTCGTCAACATACACCTGATATATTCCGTCAGGTGTGTTGTTGTCGATTATTTCTGCCTCATCATAATCATCATCATAAATACTCAAATCAATATCACTCATTACTTTGTACCTCCCTCTTTTTTAGTAGCGAATAAATCGCTTAATAACATGTTGTTCTCAAATAAATCTACTCTGCCACCTGCAAAGTAATCCGGGTTCGATAGGCTCTTGACCACCCTGACATCACACTCATTATCAACGTCTCTTTCTATCATAGCATAGAGCGCGATATCTACGAAGCTGGTGATCGCTTCCTCGATAGTGTTGCTAAAGTTAAGTGTCACTTTATCATAAGCCTTGCCGACCTTCGTTTTCAGCTCTTTGGTCTTAGCATGACCGACCAGTACCAAGCCGAATGGCTGTGAGGATAGAACATGTAATGTCCTCATCAGCTCTAACTTTATGAGCGCGTATGCCTTGCCAAAATCAGGCTCACTCTCATGCTTCCACCCATTTTGCTTACAGATATACTTAGCGCATAGCTGATAAAGCCCGTCTATCGTGTCGATAATAACAGTTTCGTAGCTATGCTCTTTCGTGACAAGCTCCAAACCTACCTTCTTAAAATCCTCCCATGTTGTGAGTAGCCCGGTTGTGTAGACCTCAAGGTTCTTTAACCCAGCCTCCGTTTGAATAAATAGCGCGTTTTCAATCCTAGCACACGCCTCACTCTTTCCGATCTTAGGCTCACCATACAAAAGTATAGTAAACTTAGAAGGGTTCGTTTCCTTCTTGCTCTTGCTCGTTGGTAACATTGACATCTTCTCTCTCCTTGTAATATTGATCTATAATTAGCGGATTATCACCGCTATTGCATATTGGGAAAAACTCACACTCACCGAACACATAACATTGTGCGCGGCTCTTGTAATAGTTATCACACTTACCTATATCCTGTGCAGCATCCCAGAGTTCTTGCTCTACTTCTTTAAGACGCAGGCTGTCTGACAATACCACTTCGCGATGGTACATGCTTGGGTCTGTTATATATCGTTGAAGCAATCTCTTTGCAAACTCTTGAGCGGTCTCTTTCTTGCCCTGTCTCATGGTCGTCTTTTGTAAGATATTGTATATTACGCCCTTAACCTTCAGCCCTGTCATTCTTTGGAAGGCGATAATGTATGTCATTATCTGCTGATCGTGCCATATGGTCTTGAGTAGCTTCTGTAACTGAGCAGAGGTTTTATGCTCCACTATCCAGATATCACCGGTTGCTATCTCCTCGACTAGCATGTCGATATATCCATGTAGCCGGTATTTTCGTGATGATCTGCCTGTCTTTGGATTGATTATAGCAACCTCAAAAGGCAGCTCTGTTTTCAAAACTCGATAGCCCGAATCCTCACCGGCATACTGATTAACGTATCCTGCCATCATTGCCGATGATAGTGCGAAGTAATGAGCTTGCCATGTATCATTAGCTTTGTCAGGGTAGTTGTTATCTATTGATGGCTGATACCCTTCTTGTAAATAATAGGCTTCTAGGCTTGCGTGTATGACCTTCCCAAACGATAGAGCATCACCTGTCTTGTTAGGCTCAAGCCTTTTATTATAACGCAGATCAAAACTCTTTCGGCAGGTTAGGAATTTGCGTATACCTGAATATGAAAGCATCTTTTTCATTAATACGCCCCCGCCACTCGATTGACATATAATGCAACCTTACCACCTGCCATAATAACTATCGCGCCCGATCTTTCAGGGTTTGACATGATGCGATCATATTCCTTTTCTACCCACTCGCCATGTGTGATAATTCCATATTGCGTTGACATCTTGCTGCCTCGGTTATCAAACTCTGTTAACTGCATCAATCCCTCTTTGTCAGCTTCTTGTGGTGTTAAATGTTTCCTGCTCATAACCTCTCTCTCCTTTAATATATATTTGCCTTAATAAACTGTATCGCCTCTGGTTCATCATAACAGTCTTGACATAACCCATAATCAATTTCACTTGCCTCAACCATTTCCTCACACATATCACATTGATCGAATCCCGGTATCTCGTCAAGGTAGATGCCATCTTTTATATCATCATCGGACATAGTGGATCGCCTTGTCTGGTTCATACACCTTAACTAGAGGGTTCTTAATAAAGAAACCGTAGATCACCACCACTATGATTATAAACCCCAATATCGCTTTATTTAGGAATGTCATTGGGTGGCTCCTTGAGTCCGGTACACTCTTCTAAATACTTAATAAAATCCTCTCTGCTTGGTCTATTCCTCATTAATTGGTTGACCTTTGCCTCCGACATGTGTGCTGCATAACAAGCGTCTTTTACGGTAAAGCTATTGAACCGAAGGTTTTTTAACGCCCATGCTTTTTGTAACCGATCAATTAAGTTTCCGTAACCCCACTGATCGCCTAGCGCAATACAGGTATTAACTGCTTCTTTTTCGCTAACATTTAAAAAATTCATCCTATCTCTTCTCTCCTTTTAATCCCATATAGGGGGGGGTTATGTATATACTTTTATGTTGGTAAGGTTCCTCTTTTCTAAGCGATCCGACAAAAGCTCTAGGTTTAACTCGGCTCGGCTATAACGACCCACTCTTGTTTGATTTGTGATTAACTCTATAAGGTGCAAAGCGTTGCTAATTTCACCTCGTCCGAAATTTACACTCTGAATTTCACATCTCAATATCATAGTAGCCACCTCTAGTTTTGCTAATAGTTTTTGTTCTTGAATTTTCATCTCTCATCACCCCTCTCTAGTTTGGTTTATCGTTTATCTTACTCACTAAGATTAACAAGTTTATATAAGCTTGTCAAGTTTTATTTTCATTATATTTCATTTTATTTCGTTTTATATTGATATTCACAAGATGTGGTAATTGGGTACTGCATGTTGTATCTTAGACACGAAAAAGCCCACTGTTGCAGCAGCAGGCTCGTTCGGTAGACTAAAATAACCTTAAGGAGAAAGGATATATTAAGATAAATATAACAAATTAAATCAGCTTTGTCAAGTCTGTAAATCGCTGATGTTTTTAGTTGCTTCGTCCGGTACGGTTATGTCATGGTCAAGCCCTAATGCCGCGCATGTTATATGGCATGTAGACAAGCGTACCGCGTCAAAGTAATAGCTGTCTGGGGTTGTACCACTATCGTATGTAAAAGATAGCTCCGTATTCTTAATATACTGATCGTTTATCTTGGTTAGGCTACCTTGACTTGATATAATGATCTCATCTGCGAGATCGGTTATGTCTGCATTGCCTAGAGTGATCGGGTATAGTCTCAACCTGCATACGTCAGGATCGCTCGGGTTCGTCGCAGCAATAGCTGTGCCTGTCACGTTATATGTCCCTGTGGCTGTAATATTCTTAGCGGTGCTGGTAAAGTTAAAGCCTGCCTTGCGTACCCTTATATATACATTGCCGTCGATAGCAAGTATCACATTCCCGCTATTGTCGGTTGTGCCATTAGCGATAACAGGTGCATCATCGTCGCTTGCGTTATGAATTGTGACAAAGGCGTTTGGTACATCTATAGCTGAATCATCTTTGACATTGACAGTAGCGTTATATGCTCCCGATCCTGCCCCTGTTGTTGTCCACGCGCCCGCTCCATGCTCTGATGTCAGCTCTGTATCAATCTCTCCTACCGTAGGGACTGCCGCAATATCAACTATCGCAGTATCTACCTTAGTTTCAATACTTGTAGTATCTATTTCTATGGCTGTGGTATCGACAAGGATTGCATCGACTACGCCATCAATAGTATCTACCTTAGTTTCTATACTGGTAGTGTCTACCTGTATGGAGTCAACCACTGTATCTATCGTGTCGATTTTACCCTCAATGCTTGTCTGATTAGTGAGGGCTGTATCAACATTAGTATCAATAGTATCAACCTTGCTTTCGATACTGGTTGTATCGGTTTGGATAGAGTCCACCTTCGTCTCGATACTTGTTGTATCGACTTGGACAGAATCAACTTTAGTTTCAATGCTCGTTGTGTCGATCTCTATAGCTGTGGTGTCAACGAGAATGGCATCAACCACCGTATCAATAGTATCTACTTTGGTTTCTATGCTTGTCGTATCAGCTTGTACTGATGCAATATCAACCGCGAGAGAATCAAAATCATCTATGGTCTGATCGTATTGATCGTATCCGAATCGAGTCACGCCATCAACGACCGCCGTGTACTTGACCTGATGCGCTCCTACGGTCGCAGATACGCCTGTGGTATAATCATAATACCATTCAAGGGTGCTTGCCCCCTGCGTCATATTAGTAGCCGTTAATACTGACGTGCCTTGACGTGTGATCGTTGCCGTCGGCGTTCCGGTGGGAGCTGTATCTAATGTTAAATAGAGCCTCACCGCCTCGCTTCTTTGTTTTTCACCTAGATATGACATATTTCACCTCGTTAAAATATTGTTATGTTTGGTATGAACGCTGGTTCATCAGAGCCAAGTCGTGCGCTTATATCATCCCAAGCAGCTCCGTTATTGCTGGCGTAAGCCACTGTGATAGAGGTCACTTCTGTTGTCGTAAGTCCTGAAAATTGCCACACGGTTTGTGTGCCAGAGTCAGTCATGTAGATGTCAGTTCCATCGCCAGACAACCCCGACATAAGGCTAACTGTGCCACCGTAATAAACGTAAGCCTCGTTCGTTGTTGTCATTCCTACATTCTGTGTAACATAATCAGTAGTAAAATCTCCACTATAAGTGTACACACCATCCCAAAGAAGCCCCCTAGGGTTACCAGCGCCAGCAATAACATAGCTGGTCTGTATAGTTGTTGTTATCCCATCATGCAAGTATACTGTGTCGTTAAATCTCTCTAAAGAAAAAAGGTCTGTATCATCTGACGACAACCCTGATGGGTATGGACCGGGCGAGGCAAATTGTGTTTGCTCTGTACTCGTCTTTCCATCATGTAGCGTAATTTCGTCATTTCCGGTATCACACGATATTATATCTGTACCATTAAACGTAACCCCGTGCGGGTTTGTATCTGGGGAGGCGAAAGAATAATCCACCGTTGTGGTAAATCCCGTAAGCCCAACAATTAAATCAGAGGAGTCAGTGCATATTATTAGATTTCCCATAGCAATTTACACCATTGTTATTTGCATTTCGTTCTTGTAGCCAGACCATGTTTTTTTAGGGTTGGGTCTTATGCCACAAGATGGCTTCGTACTATCCAACATATCAAGTTGCTCCGGTGAAAGCTCTTTGCCTGCTGCAACTTTTGCGTTTAGCCCTATAATAACATCATTGTCAATTATTTCTGTCGGTTGAATAACAGCAAATTTATCTTCATAAAATGATTTCATTTCTGCATCAGACAAGACAGTGCATGTTTCGCTAAACATAGATGCCGCTTGATCCGCAAAATCGGCAGGAGCCAAAATAACACGGACATGCGTGCCTAGCGGAGAATCTACCGCCACCTTGTGCATTGGGGTTACGTTATCTCTAAGCCATCCCCCGCACTCTCGATCAACATAAAATTTCCACCTATCTTTTCCACCTGCTTTAGTCACTGGATACTGCGTATCTTTGATAGCGTCCAGCAGGTCAAATTCAGGATACAAGTTGTACCCATCCGCTTTGCGCGTTACTATTATCTTTAGTGCCTTTCTTTCCATTTAATTGTCCCCTTTATGGTTTCTTAAATACAAACTCAAACTCTGCTCCTGCTGTACCAGTACCTTCAGCATCACAATCTATTCTTATAACGTCCCGCCCCGATACGTCGTCAGCGCCCGTGTCGATAACTGCGGCTGTTGTTGCCGTGGATGAGTCCGTTTCATTGGCATCTATAGTCAAATTAGTTGATAGCATGTCTTGTGTCTTTGTTAAGTTATAAAACTGAAAAGAAGGTAACCCGGAGGTAGAAGCAGTATATACTTTGACCTCTACGTCTATTAAATCCATTCCATCGAACGCATTAGGTAGCGTAAACTGTGCCAACCCATCACCCGAAGCAAGCGCAGTGTCGTCTGCTATTGCTTTTATTGCATAGGTCAGCGTATTCACATCACTTAAATCAACATCAGCATCAGCCATTATTATGGTTTTAGTGGTTCCGGTGGGAACGCTACTTGCCTGAAACGCGATCTCTTTGGTGTTGTCGATTTCATCGAGAACCCTAAAAGTATTATCTGTAAATTCGGTTACTGTCGGGGCTGCTCCACCTCCACCACCACCATTACAAATAGAGACTAGATCAAATTCGTATCCATGAGCGGCGTTACCTGAGGCATCGTGTATTATTTGCAGCTTTACGTCGCCCTCGTCTCCCCCTGTCCCTATAAAGTTCGTGGAGCCAAACACCTTATCAGAGATTTCTATATAGTTAGCAGAGGATAGGATATTAGTCACCCTAACCCAAGCAGAAGTAGTATAGTTCCAAAACTCTACGCCGACAATGTGGCTTATGCTTCCGCTATATAACATGCGTAAATCTAAAGTATCAAATTCGGTTATCCCTGTAAATAGAAAATGAACCGTGCCGGGGTTAGTCGCGCTTGCTGCGCCTGTACCTTCTCGCACAGCGAGGTAAGAGTCGTCTAATGCCGTCGTGACAGCTAAAATACAAGCAGCCAGCTCATGCCCTCCGCTTGCCTCATCTGGTATCCCTCCGAGCGTGCCGCCCGCTACTGCGTTTACCCACGTTACGCCATCTACATCGTATTCTTGAGTGGTGTTGCCAAATTCTATGCCAGTCGGAAAGTAGCATATAGTATGGTTAACTGTGAGGTTAATCGCTCCGGGTATATGCTCAATTGTTAGATGCCCATCAGTAGACTCTAGAGTTGTTTCTTGTGGTACGCCGTCAGTGTCACCGTACCAAGCTTTATTCTCTGTCAAGTTAGGCACATCGTTAGTTCTGCCTGCCCCGATTATATATACATTACCAGAGGCATCAACCTCTGTTACCTGCGCTATTTTCTGTACAAGATTAGTCCCTGTAGGCTTTATTGATATCATGCCCCCACCCGCAGCAACATAAAGAGGATCGTTTATTGACAAGCCGACGGTATTGGTGTTGTTGAGCCTGCCAAACGTGCCTATCTCTTTTTGATTAGTTGCAACGCCCGCCTCTATCGCCACGCCAATAGCAGGCATCTTAGCCGCGTTGCTGGCATCAGCTTTGCCTACGTTGATTTTATCCTCTCCGGCATCATACCCTGTTAGATACACAGGGTCGCCTACCGATATGGTATTATCATAGATAACCGTCTCGCGCATTTGCTCTGCTTCTGGGTTGCCCATGTCCCATGTTTCGCCGGACGCGCTCCATGACAAGCGAGATTTATTCTTTCGTCCCGTTACGTCAACATCGGTATGCGATTCTACAATATGCTCTTTATTATGATCTATCTCACCCATTTTCGTATTCCTCTAAGTAATGTTCTAAAGGTATCACCCCGCCACTATCTAAGCGCACCATAATGCCAGGTCTAACTTTATCGTATCCTGCGGTTTGACGCGCAAAATGTATATTGGTATAAATCCCGGATTCGCTTCGGTACAAAAAACATTCCGAGCATTGGAAAAGGTTAGGGTTGTTCGTGACGTATAGATATATTATTAAGAGATCTCGGTCGTCGTCAGTCTTAGCGTCAAAGGCAAGCATCTGTGTGTGGAGTGACCTGTCAGCCGATCCGGTTGTTAACTTGTTTAGATTATCATCGCGATACCCTGACGTAATTATGAGTGGCGCGTCAATGTGGTCCCGCATACGTTGAGCGTCATAAGCAAGGTTATAGCCTAAGTGTATTTGAAAGTTGTTACACTCATCAAATAGTTTGTCTGCTATTGCTTTATGATCCCTGCTTACAAAAAACTCTTTCAGTCTGAAATTATCAGTTAGCTTTATGTTCACCGGCATTATTGTTGCTCCTTAAGCAAGTCTTGATTATATAGGCTCACTTTTTTAGCTGACCGGATATTGCTCTTTAGGTTCTTCATGTCAACGTCAAGCTTGATTAACATGCCCTTGCTTTCATCAACTGTTTTCCAGATATAGCCTGTTAGGGCAAAGATGCCAGTTAAAATGAAAATACAAATGATGAATAGTGTCTTAAGTTGTGCAACTGGGGTATATAGGGTTTCAAGATTATCAATGCGATCAGCATGTCCCTTTACTTGCTGTTCTATCTTTATTATTTTATCACAGCACGTATGATCTTGCGTCATTATTTGCTCCTCTTTTTCGAGAATGTATCAATCCACTTTCCTATGATAATCATTGAGAAATCAAAGAGCGTCTTGAGGTCGTCGTCATTCCATTTATCGCGGTTCGCTCTCTCTGTAGGTGGCTTCTTTGCCAAGAGTACGCAGAATTTGATAACCACATCGAGCTGGTAAGGGTTCCACCCGCATTTATTGACAAACTTCATTATTTTTGGTGTGGTTTCGATGAGCGTGAGTATCTTGCTATGCTTTATATCATTGTCAAGATGTCCGAGCTTACTTTCAACTTCAGATACTTTGTCGATCACCGGTAAAAGCTTCGGGGTAATATATGCGTTAATGAGCTTTGCTGCTATCGGTGTGAGTATCCCTGCTATTATTGCTAACATTTAAGCCTCCATGAAAGAGTGTTAAATAAACATTCACATTAAAACATAACATACTATTTGTATGCTTGTCAACAATCTTATGACATTGTTATCTCCCACTCTATAGTGAGCGTACCGCCTGTGGTTTTGCTCAGAGCAGGAGAGAATGTTTTATAAGCGATCATTTCATAGTCAGTACCATCGACAAATAGACCCGCCTCTGTAATGCCAGATAGCGCATCAAAAGAGCTATCCCAATCACACGTTGCCGTTATGACCGGTGCTGTTAATGTGGAGACATCCCATGTCGGAGAGCCTGATTTGAATGCCAAGAGGGTCGTACCCGGTACGCCTGTCTTTGGTGTGCCAAGCCCTGAATTTGACGGTGTGCCTGTACCGAGCATCATTTTGTTTATATTATCGTCAGGGTCAAAGTATGTACCATCCCCGAAAGCGCGATCTAGTAGCCAGACAAAACCGTTATGTACTGAGGTGGGATCGCCTGTAGTTACCGCGTTCTCTCCCTCTTGCGTGTGTATGACCTTGCCGCTCTTATCCTTTATTGTCGCTGTTACCTTATGCTTTATCTGCATATTGCCTCCTAGAATATACCATCACCTGCATCTTTCTGTTCGTTAAATGATATCACGCCATTAGTTAATTCATTGATCCGCACCTCTCCGTTAGTGAACCACCAATAGGTACGATCTCCAAATGGTTGTGTTGTGTTTAGCTCCTGTAAGTAGAACCGATCACCATTGCAACCCCCGACCGTGCTGAGTATAAATTCAAAATCAGAGTTTTCATTTAAGTGGTTGCCGACTCCGAACCCTGAATGTGACATAAGCTCACCTGATGGCATGTAATACATAAAGCTCTGAAATGATGAGTGACCCAAACAGTCGCCACCTAAATATGCTTGCATCCATAGGTAGCGCAGCTTGCTCGTCGCGCTTCCAAGTATCGGCACGGCAGAATTGAAAGTACCGTTATCGTATACATCATTGAAGGTTGTTGCAAAGCAATGATCGTTGTTATAGTTCCAGTTGCCGTAATTCGACCATAGGCAAGGGTAGAGTGCTTTTATTGCCTTTGCATTTGCTGATCCAATAGACGAGCCAAGTGCGGTATCGCGTTCCTGCCACAATGTATAGAAGTCATTAATCGGGCTACCCCCACCGAATACCGCATTTGTTAATGTATAATATAGACCCTTAAATGCAGGGGTGTAGGCATAACGCCTATCGTCGCTATCATAGTCAACCCCGTCCGGTCGTGTATAAAGTAGCTTATCCCCACCGTCGGTGGTATGATATGAGTTCAGCGTATAGTTTGCGTGGTCAGCATATTCATTATCTACTATACGCGGGTTATCAGCGCAATATGCCATCGTACCCGCAAAAGTGTTAAAGTTGTAAGTCTTTGATAGTGTTATCAATTCGCTCCATGTTCCGCTAATGGTATTCTTTAAGCGTATCTTTAACGTAATATCCCATTGCTGATCGTTTACGCCATCTGCCGATACTGTAGAGAACGCGCCCTGATCGCCCCACTCCTCGTCAAGCTCGGATTCGATAGAGCAATCTATAGCATAACCGCGCGTCCCGTTAACGTCGGTTGTCGATGCTGCGGGGAAAAGGGTGTTGTTCTCCCACCATGCCGCAGGGGTGTAGTCGGTCGAGCCATCATCTGCTACTATATGAACCTCAAACAGATCCCCGGCTGTGTTATCCCATGAGATATCAAGGCTTGCGCCATTGTACTGGAAGGTGCTTAAATGGCTTACCATCTTAGCATCGCGCGGTGATGAATCTATTAGGGCATTTGTAAGATATATAACCGAGCCGTCATAATCAGACTCGAACAAGCCCCAAAATGGCATGTCAACTGACACGCTCATGTTAGCACTTGCAATCTCATCATCAACATTAACCGCATCTGATGATGGCTCTAATAGGCTCATTTCGTTTGATTCTGCCATCGTGATAGATTCCGTTGCTGTCCTCAATACGTTATATGGTGATTGCGGGTATGCGCCTATATCAAAAGTGTCACTTGCAGAGCCGACCAGATCAGAATCATCATAGAGGTACATGGTCGTGATGTCACCGATATTCAAAGAAGTAAAAGAAAATGGAGTAAAAGCTGTGAAAGTACCATCGCCATCAACGGCAAGGGTATTGCCACCCGCCCCGATCTCGTCAAACGCGCAATAATCATCTATTGTAACCGTTGTATTGGTTACGCCTGTCTGGATAACAACCCCAGCCCATGAATTATAGAACAGACAATTATTTACGTTAACCGTGCTATTGTCCCCGCTTACAAGAACGCCTATGCTCCCAGCAGGAGAGCCAAAGGATGGTGACCCCGCAATCAAGCCCTCCTTAACGCCATGCAAGGAACAATGTGAAAGCGTGCCGCTTGCTGTGTTTATCCTACTTCCAAACGTACCAGAGGGAGTGCTGTGCGCTTGTATAACGCACCGCTCAAATAGAAAACCGCTACAAAACTTAGCGAGGAAGTTCGCATATCCCTCGCTGCCATCACCAAACCATATATCTCTAACCGACATATCATCTGCATCGACAAGATACGCGTTTAATATAACGACCACACTATCAGCAGACACACCCTGCACGACCACATCATCTTGAGTGATGCTGACATCCCCTGTATATGATCCCGCCTCAAGGAATATATTGCCCGGAGTTATGTTGCATAATCCGACCGCCTTGTCTAATGTTTCGTAAGGGTTCGAGCGCGATCCGTCACCGGTTGTGTCGTTGCCGTTTACAGAATCAACAAAATATAGGAATGTACCGGTATCGTCCTGCACCGCGAGTATTGCTGTTTGCACATCGGTTATCAATGATTTTAGGTTGCTTGTCGTGTAGGTTCCTTGCTTATCGGTCAACATAATATCAAACTCAACATCACCAGCGCCAGAGTCACCAGAATAACCGGATAGCGTGAGGGTGTCTGCCGTTGTTGCAGTTATTTGATAGCGTCCTACCGTTGCGCCTGTTCCGCTCTGGACATAGCAATAATCATCATCGTCAGTTACATCGTCGAAATCCGCGCCTGTTTGCGTGAGTGTCGTTCCTGATATGGTTGCGGTCTTGCCGCGCTTATAAAGAGGCACGAGCGTCGCCACCGTCCACGTCGGCGCACTTATCCCTGCTGCGGTTGCCAGCTCTTCGCACGCTGTACGCAGATCACTTATATAAGAGAGCCATAGCCTCTTGTCGGTATCAAGGTTGAACCGGTCGCCCTTCGTCCAATTAAAGTTATTGTTTGTCCAGTTGCCGCCTGTTATGGCTAGGATTGATCCCTGCGTGTCAATATCGTCACGCAAGCGAAGTATCTTGCTACGCGTATAAGGCGTGTAGGTACTCTTATTTTGCAAAACCCCACTACTGTTATATAGTGGGGTTATTGTCTCATAATCGAATGGAGCATCTATCATAGTTAACCATCCTGAAAGCCGAAAGCGATACCCTCTGCAAACACTACGTTGCCGGTCGTCTCAAGCTTACCATCTACGGTAGAGCCGCCATCGGGCGTGAATATAATATCCTGTGTATAGACTACATTGCCGCAATAAATATTAGCCCACTTTTTAGAAGCTGTCCCGAGCGCGGTTCCCTCATCTGTGTCAGGCTCTACATCACCATAGCATATAACGTCACCATTCGGGGTTACTTCAAATTTAGTTAATGGAGTGCCACCGAAATCTCTGATATATTTCAGGTTGCCAGTTACGCTATCTACTACAAGCCTATAATCCTCGGTTGAGTAAGTATCTTCAATGAATGTTGTCGCGCCAGTAGCAAGGCTTACCCAGTCCTCTGCCCCGTCTTGATGGTTGACTTCTACCTCAGAGGTCGATATATTATAGCGTAACCCCGCGCCTGTTGTTCCTGTGTTGATATATACAAACGACCCCTCTGAATCATCAGAGTCAACAGTCCATGATCCGTTAGTCGTTCCTGTTGCGTTGCCTGCAAAGTCGCCAGTCATACGCGTCCATGTAGGCGATACGTCAAGGCTATCGTCTGTTATGAACCATCCTTCCGCGCCTGCATCTGGTGGAGTATCACCACCTACATCAGTATAATACCGCCATTCTGCCCGCTTAAGCGTTGCAATCGGGGTATATTCTCGGATGCTCTTCTGCTCTGCATCAGGCAGCCTTGCTCGCGCATCCCGCGCTTTCGCTCCTGTGGTCTCTGCCGTTAAATAAAAAGGCGAGGGCGGTGATTTAACAATAGACACGCTACCGCCCCCCTTATCAACAGTAGCCTCGACCCACATCTCATATTGTGTTTCAGTATCGAGGGCAAGGGCATAGACCGTGCCACCTGATACGCTCCTAGTCCCTGATGTTGCGTTAAAGAATCTACATACAAATAAGTTTGCAACCGTGCCGCTGGCGACGACTGGCGGGGTTGTTGATGTGGTTAAGGTTTTAACCGTCGCGCCACCTGCGAACCAATCACCACCAGATTCTTTTATTTTAAATTCAATATCTGCCGCCACTAAAGGAAAGTCGGTGTTGTCAGATACCCAGTTAAATTGTCCGTAATCAAATATTTCTGTCCCTGAAAATGTTTCATCGTCTGCGGTATCGCTTGGATCAATGATAGTAGGCGTTTGCGCGGCGAAGGTTCTTAAGCCTGTAAACTGGGTCAACACCTCTGCGCGTGCTGCATAATTCGGGCGCGTCTTGCCTGCCCTGATGATAATATCCCACCCGCCGGAGTCAAGCCTATACTCTGCATCAATAAACGGCTCATTAAATACCTCTGATGATCCACCCTCTGTCAGCTTTATGTAACCGTTAGTGGTGTCTGTCGATCCAGTGAACCATACAGGGGAGAACCCATACTTTGATCGTCTTAAGCGTATCTCATAGGTTGTAATTGGCTGTAGCATGTCAAGGATAAACCCGTCAAGCCATTGTTGAGCTTCTGCAACGGTGATATTTTCGTTATTCATCTCCGGTGCGGTTATCGTTCCCCACGTTGCCCTCGAGCTTGCCACCTCTGTAGCGTATTTCAAAGTAGTCAATTCGTTGCCATTAAGGATAAACTTATTTGCAATACTCTCGCGTCCTTCAATAAAGGTTCTATAACCATCGTCAGCTAGGTCAACGCTATTCTTTGTAGGGAAATCACCATCGTCCATATCAAAGGTATACAGTAGCGTCGTTACCCTTTGCTCTGTATGGAATGTTTTATCTGTCTTGATTCGATAGCCATATGGCTCAACGGCTGTCAGGTCAAGCGTGCCGTTGTTTAATCGAATAACCATATCCGCTACCTCTGCAACGCTGGTGCCGTTGAATGATGCGTTAATGCTTAATGTTTCCAATACGTTATTGGCAGGGGAATATGTAAACATAGGCGATAAGGCTGTTTCTATCGGCTGGTTATTATCCTGACCCTTGCCTGAATACTTGCCACCATCAAAGAGATCATCATAGAGGTCTTGCAGGTTAGTTGATACAGTCCCCCCGTCGTCCTCTCTGAGCGTATAAGGTATGCTATCTGCAAGCTCAAGGATAGAACGACCGGAAACGTATGTTCTATCCTCATACTCTGCATCAGTATCAGACTTATCAATAGGCATTGACTCTATCTTGCCGACATACCGCACATCTGTACCATCGTCTATTTTTATTATATCGCCCGCTACGGTTGCAACGGTAGACCCTTCTTTGTATATAGTAAGAGCGCAATCACCCATACCACCGGCAGCAGCTACACGAAAGCGCAGGTCTCTTATAACCAGCTCTGCATCTGTTACCTCAAGGGGAGCCATAGCATACGTTTCTCGTAGCGTAGAGCCATCGGGCTGGTATGTTAATACATTAACGTCCATTTGTTACCTATTGTTTGTGAATGATGATTTAACGCCATTTGACGCGTCTATCGGGTTATTTCGCAAACGCTGCTCAAACGCCTTCTTAAACTCATCTGCTGCTGTCTCGCCTGCTGTTTTCATCTTTGCGCTCATCGCCGCGATATCTATCTCTGGTGATAGCTTCGCACGTCCAAACCGCTCTGATAGTGATGTGATCTCATTAGATGCCTCTTTTAGTATCTCAAGTACATTTTCCGCACCCTCTACATCGGTAACGGTATCTTTCAGCTTATCAAACTCGTTAAACGCCTTCTCAAGCCCTGTAGCGGTTGTTATGCTACCGTTGGTTAATCTGGCAAATAAAGAGCTTGCTTCGTCCTCGGTCTCTCCAATAAGCACCTTACGCTCTGACCAGTTAAGGTTTTCATCACGCAAGGCTTCTTTTACTTGTGATGATTGTATATTCGCGATCTTGTCCGCTACTCTTTGACGTGCTGATATCTCTTTATCGGCAAGGATGGAAGCTTCATTGAGTTGTTTTTCGTTATGTTCTTTTGTTATAGCAGCTATCTTTTGAAGATTATTAAAGGCGGCATCTGCCTTTCCTACAATTAAGGCTTCCTCTGCTTTTATTGTCCTCGTGTGATCGTCAAGCTCTTCGTCAAGTATGTCTTGCACAAAGGCAAGAGATTCTTGTGCTGTTTTGCGCTTTGTCTCTGCGATATCATTAATTATGATTTTTCTTTTTTCGGCGTATACTTTTTCAATATCTGCGATAAGGGCAGCATCCTCACCTGCGATTTTTATATCTTGCGCCCTGATAAGTGCTATTCTCTCAAGGTCGGTCTTAAACAGCTCTAGCTTGTCTTTGTTCAGCCTTATAGTAAGGTTTGCTAGCTTCTGCTCTTCGTTTGCGTGCCTTGCAACTGCGCTGGATTGCTTATTGATAAGATCAAGAATGTTCTGCATACCCTTCATAACATTTTTGTCTTTTCTTAAGGCTTTGAGTTGCTGCATTATTTTAACTTGCTTTGCTATGTTTTTACTCAGCTTTTCATTTTCGATAATCTCTGCTATTGTAATATCTAGTGCGTCTCTATTAAACTTAAGGTCTTTGTTTATCTTGGATTGTTCTTCTCGCAAGTCCTTTAAATCATTAAGCAACTCAGGGATAACATGCATCTTGCCTAGCGCGTTCATTGCCTCAACCTGAGACCACTGCAAGCCCACCATTTTTGCCAACGGCTCTAAGGAATCTTGTGTTTGCGTTTTGGTTCCTTTTATCCATTCAGCCCACTTTTGAAATCCGCCAGCCAAAGACTCTATAACTTCTCTTATTCTCTTGCTTTGGGTTATATAGCGTCCTGTTTCCTTGCCTGCCTCGCCGATAGCAACTGTTAGCCGGTTAACGCCTCCCTCAAACCCTGCCATTCTTGCAACAGCCTGTCCACCCTGCTCTTTAGCAAGCTGATCCAATACTGACTGAAAGCCTTTTGCCTTAAAGGTTGCCGCATCAATGCCGATACCCATCATCTGCAAACCACGCAGGTTACCATTATAGGCTTTACCAAGCCTAATGGCTGACTGCTGCAAGGTCTCACCAAATACAGTTGACATGTCCATAGCCGCAACAATGGTCTTTTCCATATCGGCGCGTGACATTTGACCAAAGGTTTGCAAAACTGCCAAAGACTGCAAAACATCTTCTTCAAGTATGCCGGTTTGCCTCTCTAAGTCTACTGACAGTTCTTTAAAAGCTTCTAGGTTCTCTGCTGACGCCTGTCCTGCCGCCCTCATAGCTACGCCAAGCTTTTTCAGACCGGTCTCTGCGCTCTGGGCGCGTCCTACGGTTTCTTTCAATAGCTTATTAAGCCCGATAAATCCCAAACCGCCTATCATCGCCCCCTTCAAAGACAATATGCGGCTCTTAAGGGTATTAATCGACTTAGATGCGTGATCTTTCGCGCGTATGACGATGCTTACTTTTTTATCTCTAGCCATTATCTATCCTTTAAAGCCCTGACTATCTTACGCGTACATGCGCCAATCTGAAAGATAAGCACAATGATACCAACCGGTATGCTTAATAGCAAAAGTTCCATCCCTCACCCCTATGCAAATGTTGTAAGTGCGTTTATCTGCGTTACTGTAGTTGCGTCACCATCTGTACCGCTTTCAGTGCCGCCCATAAACTCATACTTCTCCCACCTTCTATGACCGTCTGTACGCAGACCAACGCTTGTATACTTGCATTCTGGTATAGCGATAGTCAATGAGTAGGGGGTTGAGCCTGTTACGATCTCGCCACTCGTATAAGCCATTATAATAGATAGCTCGTCAGAGTTTGTGAAGTCGTCGAGTACGGCTGTCCGCGCTGTGTCGCCTACTTCGATTTCAAACGCACCTGATATAGTTGTAAACTCACCCAGGGTATGCTCAAGGGCTGTATTCGCTGATGCCCTAAAGTGCGGCTCACTGCCTCGATTAATTGATAGGCTCGTCACTGTGATAGGCTGTGCGACCTCGGAAGCTGCCACGCCAGCGCTGATAACGCTTTGTAGCGTGTCAAGTAGCTGCCCTGTAGCGTTCGGTGCAAATGCGCCTCCACTACTAGACCCTGCCTCTGCTACCTCTCTAGCGAATACCGTTACTGTCATTGGAACAACGCCTTGCTCGATCTCTCCGATCTCTACACTGTCAATGATGCAAGAATCATAAGTAAAATACTTACCATCGCCGCCTATTTCCATAGTGAATCCTAAAGCTGATAGTTGCGCTCTATCTGCCGTTGCGATTGCAAGCTTTGAAACATGCTGATTAGCTGATGCAACCGGCGTATCGACCGAGTAAGCGTATAACCCTAAAAGGTTCTGCCATACGAAAACAGAGTTGCTTGCGTCAAGCTCAATTTGCAAAGTAATAGTGTAAGAGTAATTACCCTTTCTATAACCTGACTCTGCTGTTGATGCCCTTGACCGTTCCGACCTAAAGTCACCACTATTATAAGTGACTGTTGGATCACCCGCTAATGGCAATTCAAACATCGCGCTGGATATGGCTGTCCCCCATGCCACTTGCTTTTGTACAAAACATGTATCTTTTCTTCTTAGTGTCATTTTACTACCCTCCGCTATTTATTTTGTTTGTAAATATATTCTAATTCAAATATAACCTTTCTCGCACCATCCTCTTTGATATAATCCTCTGTTAGATCGTCCCTGAAAGTCTTATCATTCCCGAAAGTCGGGTTGTCGAGGTTATCACCTCGCAAGACAGTATCTATCTTTTCAGCTTCATCATAAAAAGAGGTCTCCGTCTTTTGTGCTGCATCGTTTATGACATACTCGACCTCTATCTTTAAGACGCTTTCACGATAACTCGCCTTCTCTATCGTGTCGCCTCTAGGTAAAGGGTTAATGCTTATATAAGGCTTTGGCATACCGACAATATCATCTGTCTGCACGTTTTTCCAATGGAATATACTATCCGCACCATTGGCAAGCAAGGCGATAACATCCGAATCGGCTTTAAGCCGCGTCATTATCTCACCTGTCAGGTTCTTCATTCCGCTAGCCATATTAACCCCTCACAAACGAGCTGAACACATCCTTACCCGCTTCCTTTTCATCGTCGGTATCGAGACCGAGCGTGACCAGCTTCTTAGCAAGCTCTTTGAGGTATGCGATAGCCTCATCGTGTGCCTTGTCTACCTTTTCCGGCATCCCGCTTTCTGAATGGTCAACGTATAAACGATACTTGGCTATATCTTCTACTGCGCTTTTTAGTGCCGCGCTTTCGCTTGTTTCAGCGATAGGCATTTCATACCGTACACCTAAGTATGCGTTTGCGATACCTTCTGCCTTTAAGATTGCCCGCTCAATAACCACCCTGTCAGGAGCATCTGTCCCTTTCTTGCCAGACAATGAACGCTTAAGGTCGAGCGACCAGTTCAGATCACCATATCCTAAATAATCAGCCATTACTTTTTATCCTTTGCCTTTGGTTTCGGCTTCTCTACCTTCTTAATATCAACGACCTGTATTTTATATGCCTTACGCTCTCCGTCCTCTAGCGTAAAGCCCGGAACAGTTTTATTTGCGATATCCTTAAACGTCTGCTCTGCCATGAGGTGCTTGCAGGGCGTTTTATAGTGACGCATCCCGCCTACCGATATACCGTCAGCCTTTGGATATACTTCTTGATACTCCTTGCTTAATATTGTAATTGCCTCGATCATCTTGCTACCCCCTGTCGATTGCTCTGTTTAAGTGTTTAACAAAAATTGCCTCTAGTTGTGGCAACACCTTATTTTTCCCTTCTTCCATGAACCGGCGAGGCGTTATGTAGCGTGTCCCGTCATTCACATATAATCCATATTCCATGCCTGCTACAACTATTACCAGCAGGGCTTTTTCATCTACCGGCTGCCTTACTATCGAGACCCTCAAGTTTCCTGTTCGATCTATAAAGAGCCTTGTTCGTTTTATCTCGCGCTGTACCCTGTCACCTGCTTCTTTTAAGCCACTTATTACACCCTTCCTCGCAGTCTTATCAAGATTAAGAAGAGCCTTGTCAATAGTGATGTCAATGTCCTTTGCCATATCAAGCCCTGTGTATGCAAAATAACATCACGTCACCGCCACGCTGTTCAAGTATCTCTACATAAGCAAAGTGTTCTCTCAACTTCCTAACCCACCATGCAGATGGGAATACTGATTTATGAAGGGTAGCGTTCACCCTCTTGCCGAAACAGTCCTTACGCGTACATATCTGCAAGAAAGCGAACCGGGCAGATACCCGCGCGATCTCTTTCAAGCTATCGTTGAGCATATTATCATCCTGCGGTATATGCTCCAGCACGTCAACGCATATTGTCATGTCAAATTCATTGTTTGCTAATGGCATATCAGACAAAGGGGCTTCTATACATAACGCCTCATTCACTTCAGGCAAGAGTCCGTCAAGTGTGAGGTCAATGCCCCTTGCGTTAAAGCCTCCGATATCGAGAGCGTGAACACTTTGCCCCTTCCCACATCCTGCATCTAATATTGATTTAACGCCGTGCTGGTTCGCTATATCAATAATGATGGGGAGCAGAGAGGCGCAAGGAGAGTGCCGATTATACTCTGGTATGCTCTTGTATACGTTCTCATATAAAGCCTTCTCTTGTGCTAATGTGTTACCCATTTAATGCGTCCTCGATAGTGATCCGCTTAAAATAATCCTCATCTATGTCGATCAGGCTGATGTCTGATACGTTAAATACCTTGACATCCGGTCTGGTTTTCTTTAAAGCCTTGCCGCTATTCTCAAAGAAGGTTGCAAACGCTTCATATACGCGCTCGTTATCTTCGCTTATTTTATTCTTGTAACCATCATGGAAGTGTGATCTATCCTCTGCCATGTTATATCGTGCGTCCATGCCTATCAGGTATATCTCTTTAAATCCCTTTGCAACTGCCAACGATAAAGCCAAACAACCACAATTACCACCCGCATACACGCCCTTATTAAGGTCATAGCTAGGGGTTGCACTCCTTTTCAGATATGTAACACCCTTCGCGTCCTGAAAGTCAGTATTTGATGAAGCGGGGGCGTAAATACCCCCGCCACCATCAAACTTGTCGAGTAAGTCCCTATACCTGCCATTAATAAAATTACCGTGATCGTGTATGACCATAATATCGCAGTCGATATGCTCAACCGCTTTATTACAGCCAATGACCGTATACTCGCGCATCTTAGAACACAAGATATCGTTATCCAATATGGCTTTAGCGGACGTACCGCCACCGACTATGAAGGCTTTTTCTTGCTTCTTCGCTTTCGTGTCGGCTTCTTTTTTGGCTGTGCAGCTTTGACCACACTTGCAACCTTTTTGCATAACTTTTCCTTGCGTTCTGTTAATGATTTAAGCACACGCGTCCAACGTGTACCCGCTTCGTACCGCATCTGACGGGCGCAACCCTCGTGAACACTTTTCATTAACTGCCCGTCACCGTAGAGTATCTTTCTGCCATATAGATGTTCTGCGTCTGTCCCGTCAGGGTTTGGTATAATCTTTTCCTTACTCATGCGTTACCCCTTATTCTGATGTAGTCATAATCTGTACTGCGAAAGTAGGAATCAAAACGTCAGCACCATATATAATATCGCCCACTACGCTATCTGCGAGATGGTCAAGATCATACTTTGACTGCACTCTCGGCTGTAGTTGTGTCGCTAGTGCTGCCCATTCTGGATGGAACATCATGCAAGCCTTGTGCGCTGGCTCTAGGTTAACTTCTGACGCACCACCTGACGATGCTACTGATGCAACACTGGCTACATCTGCAAGGTTGTTTGAAACGTATATCATAACATTATAGATACTGCCAAACAAGCCCGTCCTTATTACCGAAGCATCACCAATCTTAGAGGCATCAACAAACTTATCAATACCTAGCATAGCATTCTTCTGAGCTGGAGAAATAACCATCGCCCTGCCGTTCTCTGGGGCGTTAGCTTCGTCAAGCGTCTGTATAGCGTCCCTAATAACCGCATCTGTGATGTCGGTATAAGCCGCATCAGACGATGTCTGCGCTCCCACGTTCTGCGTGATTGTAGAATCGGTAATAAGCGCCGCAAGCTCTACATCTACCACATTAGCTATTGCACGCCCGCCCTGTGCGGCATAAGGGGTAATCAATGCAGGCTTTGATTGTATCCGCGCGATATCCTCAACCCGGAAAGCAAAATACTTGTGCTTGTCGATAGTGATGTCTTTCGTTACCTCGGTGTAGTTAGTGTAAACAACCGCAGTATTCGCCTGCTTGTCGCCTGTAGAGACTTTCGAGAATAACGGCACATGAACCACATCGCCTTGATTGTTAATTTCCCCGTCAAAATCACGCCTGACGAGACCGCCGAAGATTGTTGCGTTGTTTGCGGTGAGGATAACTTCTTTACTCCACACCTCTGGTATAAACGCATCTACCGTTGTATTTGTCATATTTCCTGTTGCCATGATAATACTCCTTTCGTTCTATTTATATCGGGGGCAGACCATTATTCTCTTTTCTTGCCTGCTCATATTGATCTTGCGTCATTTTCCCGATCTGTTCTGGTGTATAGGTTTTGCCGTTACCGCCAGCGCTACCCGCAGAGTTGGTACTTCCAGCCCCGCTATTGCCTGATGCCTTGATAAGATGTTGACGACCTGCAAGAAATTCAGTAGTAAACTCGTCAAGAGAGTAAGGCTTCCCGGTTGTTCCGTTTACCTTACCACCCATGATAACCGTGTCACCCTTATCGTCAAAGGTAATATTCCCCTTCATAAGAGTTACCACATCATCAGGGTTAATCGCACCATGCTTATGTGCTATGCTGCTTATCTTGCCGAATACGTCGCGATCTCTTAGCTTGCCAGTAAGGTCAGCGATTTCAGACTTAAATCCGTCAAACATTGTCTGATATTGTTTACCCTTATCGTCTGCATCTGTCGTGCCATCAGCCTTTGCCTTCCTTAGAGCTTCAAGCTCTCCTTCCAGCTTCTTGTTTTTGCCCTTCCGAGTAATCGACTCTGTTGTTACTGTCTTGACTGACTCCTTCAGGGTAGCTATCTCGTTTGTTAACGCGTCGAAATTCGCCTTTGTCAATGTATTCTCTTGATTCTCACTAGAACCGTTGTCACCTTGCTCGTTACTTGAGCTGTTGCCTTCGTTCTCTGCCATGTTGTGAATCCTCCGTTTAGTTGTTTACTTCTTTTGCTCCGGTTAATAAAGGCTTTTCAGCACAAACCTCACCTTTAAATAAATCGTTGTCTTTAAGTATCTGATAAAGACCGGACTCTAGTCGTCCCACCATTGCCTCGTCTAAATCCAAGTGTAAATAATATGATAATATGTGAAGCGCTTCATGCAATAAGGTTGATTCTTGATGCTCTCTATGTAAGCTAGAATCAATTTGTATGGTTTGTTGAATCCCGTCCGAATTGCCCGTTAATTTATTATTTCCCAAAGCTTTATCAAAGTCAAAATATTCAACTTTGATTTTCCTACCTAAAATATTTATCTCTTTCAATAATCTCATCTAAGCTGCCTCCTGTTGCTCACCCTCAAATATATATTCCGTTCCACATATACAATTAGGGTGATGCTCTGGTATCGGTATATCACGACCATACTCACTAAAGAGGTAGAACCCTGCCAACTCATCACAAATATCATATTCAGGGTGTGATGCTGATAGCTTCACCTCGATACCGATGATATGATCTGCCTCATAAGCGTATTCTTCTAAATAAGCATGATACGCATTGCTTGTCTCGGTACGTGCTACACGTTTTTGAATATACTTGAGCTTACTATCAGCCCACCTATTGACCACGTTATCTATCGTGTTATCGTTGACAGCCTTCTTGATATCACGTACAAACGCTTGACCTGCTCGTCTGATGCCTAGATGCTGAAAGCCCTCTTCGCCTCGCCTAGTAAGGTTGTTAAGGTATCGCTCATGCTTCCTTAATACTGCCCTAAACGTCCGCATATCCTTTGGGTCTCTAATAGCCCTACGTGCAGCCCGTTCAATCTCTCTGATATAAGCAGGGATATCTACCTTGACCGGATCGAGCCTCGTCAGTTCAACTGCAAGCTTCTCCACGCTCTTACCCTGCCCGATGCTTTTCTTAAGGTGTCGTAACAAGTCAGCACGATACTCGGAGAATGAGGGACGCATTACCTTACTGAACCTGTCCACGTCCACATTCCCGATTATACTGCTCACCTGTTCGGCTGATAATGCTGCTTGATCTGCCTGTACTATAGTTTTTGCTGCAAGAGCTTCGATCGTTCCTTGCATATCGTTTCCAATACGATTAGTTTCTCTTTGAATCTGAGTGACGCGCAGCCTAATAGCCTCGTCAAGCCTTTTATTGTAGTTGTATGTGTTGTCATAGGGGCTTGTCCAGTTTGTTGTTCTTTTTATATCACGCTTAAGGAAACGGATCATCCTCTCATCAAGCTCAAGCATGTCCTGTTCAGCTTGGCTCGATATCCTGAAAGCCGTTCTTAATGCTGCGTATTCTTTTTGTTTCTTTTTAGGCATTATATTAAATCCCGTTACTTAGTAAGCCTTGTGAATATTTCATAAATGAAATTTACAGCCCATTCAGGCAACTCAATATTGTCTTTATTCTTCTCGTAATATGCTTGTGCTGTATCACTAAACTTATAGCCCATAGCCATCCAATCTACGACCATGCAAACACAATGACACTCATGGTCATATGGTGTCTTTTCTATGCTCTTAGTCCAGTTTTGCCAATGGTGCGAATTATTATCGTAGTGGTGCTGAAACGCCCCTGCTATTTCTTCCGGCTCTTGGATTTCTTTGTCTACTGGGAAGAACTTGCGTCTATACTGAGCAAGTTCATATTCGCCTAATTTTGATAAATCATGGCTTTTAATGTGTGCATCAATGCCAAAGAAAACAAAGTCGTCAGATATGAAACGCATATCCTTGCACTTCTCTTGCAGTTCCTTCCATGCCCTAGATACGTTGCCTATGTGCTCCTCTAGGTAATTTAGATATTCTCTTGTTCTTACTATTAACTCTAGTGCTTTCATTTATAAATCCCCCTCCCCCTCATCATCATCAAGCTCATCTATCGGCTTAACGGCTGCGTCTATTTCTGCGTCGATTATCTTTTGTGTCTTATCTGGTATCGCTGGCAATATCTTGCGTGATGATTGCTTGCGTACTTCCTTGTCAAATGTTTCACTTATATTAAGCTCAAGGGTTGCAAATATATTCTTCAACGTCTTTTCAACGTCCATGATGTTATAATCGCCCGGATAGTCAACTATGATGCCATCAAGCTCACCTGTTCCGTCCATCCATAGATCGACCAGCCTCAAGACAGCAAGCTCAGAATCTCTTAGCGTCTCTGCTTTCTTAATAAGGGCTTGATTCGTTTTCTCGAAGTCAAACGCCATAGCAACGCCGCTTGTATATGTGCCACCTGTAAACTCAAGGCGCGCTAATTGTTGCATCTGCTTAATAAGTGACTCAATAAGCTTATCATAGTTCTCGACCGTCTTACCATCGTGGTTAATGAAGGCAGGAGCGTGTCGGCTCTCTGGGTCGAACGCCACAACAGACCCCACACCCAATGCAGGGTTATTCTTCTCGCTTGTAGTATCATCATCACCTGCTTTCTGCGATAGCTGGTCTGTTGTCGGTAACGTCAGTATTGGGAATGTAGCACCGAGCAGGATATTATCACGTTCAGAGAGGGCATTAAACAGCCTGACCGCTAACTGCACGATTGAAGTAAATGTTGATGTCCCGATGGTCGGATACTTCAAGCTTTCATCATGCTTGACCATTATGAGAGGGACGCGATTAAGGTTATGTTCACCAGAGCCAATCTGGGTTTCATCGCTATCGTATAACGTCCACCCCTCTTTAGTCCATATCCTGTATCGTGATTTAGTATCATGGGTTCCGAACGGATCGTCGGCTTCCGTCCTGTAGGTCTCTCGCAGCTTCACCCACTTAAACTCACCAGCTTCGTCAAGCTCCCAGTCAAGCATATCAGGCGGGTCGATTATGTACGCATAAGGTTTCCCGTTCTCTAGCTCCTCTGCCCGGTTGCTCTGCTCTGTTGCTGGCTTGTCTACAAGCACCATACAGTACCCGAACACATAAGAATGGGTCTCGACCTGCTTCATAAACTCTTGAAGTGTTATGTCACCCTTTTGGTTTGTGGAGTCTTTGAACGCCAGGAGGTTCGCATTAGTACCAAAGTCCCTTGTCGCTGGCTTCTTGAACAAGTGACCGGATAGAGTAACAGCCACATCTTTAGCAAAATTAGGGAACCAGCAACGCGACTTCCTTCTTTCAAATCCCTCTGGGGTCTCCCTTACATACGCAATCAAGTGACCACCATCAATAAAGCCACCCTGATTATCATACGCATCAATGTTGTACGTCCAGACCCCGCTTAGCGCGTTATATTCTGCCCTTGTTTGGGTTAGTCTAGATGTTGATGAATTAGCCATATATTACGTTCCTCGGTGGATTATAGGTTTTGACCCTACCCTTTGGATTCTCCCGCGTGTATATAGCGTATCTGAGAGCATCGCAGGCATGATCGTCATTCTTGACGGGTTCTTCTTTGTCGTTTGTTGTATCCTTCTTCTCATGGTAGGAATAACCCTCTAATTCGGTTATTAAGTTCGTACAGCTATTGACGATGAAGAGGGAGGGCTTCCCATCCTTCTTAATCATCATCTTTTGTGCAACCGCTTCAAGCCCTGCGCTTACTTCCTTCCTCGCCTTCCTCATCTTGAAACCAGCGAGAAGCAAGTATTTGTTTGATTCTGCATCATGGTCGGCATAACAATAACGAAAGTTATACTGACGCTTGAATGATGTTAACACATCCTTTCTATCCTTGTCAAACATTTCTTTCTCATAATGTTCTGCAAGCACATAATACCGGCTATCCTTCACACCGATCACCAGAATAGCAGACGGATTAACGAAACCATAATCTACGCCACACATGATCTCGTCAAAGGTCTTAGGTAGCTTCGAGGGGCTTATCACATGACGAGCATGAGAGAAGGTCTTATACACCAAACCCTTACGAGATACAAAGGCAGCTTCATATTCCTGCTCGTATGTCTCAGGGGTCATTTCATTCTTTGCCTGTAACATATCATCACGCACGCCACCATGAGGGTTGCACGCTGATGAGGCTGTAAAAGACTCCCAGCCCTTACTATTAGGGTCTTGACCGCGCTTAAACAGACCATGCACCCAGTTACGCCCTTCTGGTGTAGTGATGAACAATGCACGACCCTTACGTGATGATAGGGTAGGTCTCAAGTGCTGCTCCCACGCACGAAACTTTATCTTTGCACACTCATCCAGTATGAGCAGGTCAAGCTCCTCTCCGACCAGAGACTTTTCATTGTCTGCTGATTTACATTCTACACTTGACCCCCATCTTGTACGGATAATACGTTTCTGATCCGTATAGCGTGCCTCTGTTATCGCTGTTGCGGGTATGTACTGCTGCATAACCTCCCACACCTCACGAAATACCAGCTCCGTCAAGTTGAAATGTGGCGCGGTGATCCAAATACGCTGATTAGGGAAAGCAGGATTAAATAGAAGCTCCGCAACTTCCCTCGACGCAAGGTGTGTCTTGCCCGACCGGCGCCCTAATACCGCGATTCTGAACCGTGCAAAACTATCATGTATGGCTTGTTGTACTTCGTGAGGTTTATAGTCAAAGATAGCGAACGCTGCGTCTCTAACCTGTTTTCGTTGGTGTGATTTCATGTGTTACGCAGCCTCAAGCTGCACGATACTGCAATCATATTTATTGTCTAATACCCGCTCTCCAACAGTGTAAACATGATCTTCATTTAAGTACAGCGCCCACATTTCAATATCAGCGCCGTCATGTTCCACCTTCTGCTTCATATAAACATAATCTAAATTACAGCGCGAACAATGATATACTGCTTGCATGTCAGTTTCAAACAACAACTCTACTTTAGTGGTACATGTCCATGAGGTTATTATTTTCCAAAAGCTAGAAGTTTTAGTAAACTGCCTTCTACACACCATTGCTTCAGGTAACTTATGTAGCCTTTTTATCATCCCTTCTCCTTATTCATATATGACTCGGTTATCTTCTGTAGCGCATCGCAAGCAGCTCCGTTTGATTTGATGGTCAGGTCGGTAGCGTTACGATCACCGTATTTCTTAGGATTAGACACTTTTAGCAAGTATTGAATCGTGTCAATTTTAAGCTTTGACCGTGCCACATTGGTAGAGTTACCCCTCATACCTTGCAAGCCTACTAGGATGTCACCCTTGTCGTCATATGCTATGTTAACCTGCTCATCATTATAAATATCAGCCCTTATCTCGATAGCTCTGTTATATTGGTGTAGAAATTCTTTAAATTCGTCAGCAGAATCTTCCTGATTTGCCTTAAATAACCATGAATAAAATGTTTTAAAGCAAGGATATTTACTATTCGCTGCACATATCTTTTTTACATTATTGTTTGGCGGGTTTTCAGTTATCATCTTGAGGCATATCTCAGCCGCTAATGGTAATCTAAACTTTGTCGGTCGTCCTGCCATCCCTCTACCTCATTTTAGGAGCCGGAGAGCTTAAGGTATCTCCCTAAACCCTCCGATGAATTAACCATCAGCCTTATTATACCGTACTCTTATCGGGTTTGTCAAGTCTCGGTTGCCATGCAGAATAATTAAGACACACAAGACCATTATCGCAAACTGTTCCTGCCCCGAAATCTTTACCATAATGACAAGTTGAACATACTTTTCTTTCCTGCTCAATTTGTGGGGTTAAAGCCTCCAAGCTATCCGCTATGCGTGTGAGCTGTTTGACTCCTTCAATTAATACCTGTGCCTGCATGATAGGTATCAGCCTGCTCTCTGCATAGTCAATATCAACATTACCCAAATCATCTTCTAAGTTTTTTAATATCTCACTCATCATCTTTCTCCTTTCGGTAAATTATCATACAAATATTTTATAGCATCCGCAAACCTTTTGGTGCGTTTTGGGTTGTTAGCGGTTTTTATGCGGGCTTTAAGAAGCGCTATGTGCTGTGTGTATCCAGTTGTATCTATCCTTTTCATGCCCTTTAATGCTTTTATTACTAGCTGTTTAGCGCCTTCATCGGCAGCTTTCTTTGTTGTAAATAGGTTATAAGACTCTAACGACATGCTAGCATCAATATCACCTATGCCTGTAATATTATACGTTATTCTTTTACCATCTTCATCTTGTATTATGCTCTTTGACAACACAGCCCGCTGATAGGAAGAATAATAATAATTTGGTCTTTGACCTTCTTCGCGAGCGTACCAGTTTGACTCAAATAAATATTCACCTATTTTTAACTTAAGCTTATCTCTCATCGTCACCCTCCTTGTGGGGTATTGTTAGCGGCTTCCGATATGAAATGGTCACGCCAGCATGTAGTTGACATATTTTCAGTACAGACACCAGCCTTGCTATAAGTGCAACACGATTCATCATAAGGACATATACCGACACTTCCCCCGCAGGATAACATCAACGCTGCTTTTAAGGTGTCGCGTTCTTTGGTGAGCGCTTTTGCTTGACTCTCTAGTGTTTTTATTGCTTGCTCATAATCTCTAAGCTTGTTTGCTTCTGTCCTGCGTTGCCTTTCTTCTGGTGTTATCTTAGTATCTTCCATATTCCTCTCCTCCAATTTGTCACCGTGCGGTGGGTGGTTAATAACTAATATCAAGCCTAGCTTTTGGGTGTGCGTCTGCCATATCGCGAATTTCCGTTAAAAATTCAAGAGCAGTATCATAATCACCCCATCCGTTTTCAGGATTAAGCTTTTCTAGTTCTTCTTTATTTTCTCGCATATACTTAACCCCCTTATGTAGAATGTCCGCAGCATTTCTACATTCCATATGGTGCAAGTCCCCTAAAGGTATGCCCAGTGCAATCGCCCACATCTTACCTGTGTTTGATGTGTGATTAATGCTCTCACAAACCTCTGTATATTCCTTACCTGTATGTATTTCTACTCCTGCCCAATAGCCCATTCCTCTCCTCCTCTAGCACTCGTGATGGTGCTGGTTTAGTTAAATATTCAACAGCTTCTTTATTTTCTCTATCTTCTTTTGTATTTTTCTACCGACGCGCATAGTCCCATAAAGATATTTAATGTGGGATTTAGCATAGTAGCCGAAATCCGTTGGCTTAACACGGACGTTTAGTTCTCTAAGTTGCCACCTTAAGTCTTTCTCTAACTCCTCAAGCCGCGACAATAAATATGCTTTCCTTTTTTCTTTATACGCAAACCATATTACTTTTAGAAATTTCATTCTCCCACCTCCACTTGAATATGACACTCCCATGCTTCACAAGTACCGTTGATAATCTTTAACATCCTCCCCTCGTACCGATCCTGACTCTGCTGGAGGGCGGTGAGGGTGTGATTGTTGTCTTGCACATAGCTTGTAATAATCATACTCATTGCCATGCCTGCCAATAGGCATAACAGCCTTGTAATCCATTTATCTGCTTTACCCTTCATCTTGTGCCTCCTTTGGCTTTGTCGTGGTAAAGGTTGTCTCTATACAAACAGTGACCTCAAACTCTTTTTCACACGATCCGCATTCTATTTTAAAATCATTACCATCCTTTATGTCGTCACCATGCTCCCACCAATCAGCTTCTCCATGACCACAATGCGGGCACGTTGGCTCTCTATTGTGAAACAATTCTATCTCAAGGTTGACATTGGCAAAGTCAAAACAAGTTCTGCCATAGTTAAGCTCGGTGCAAAGCTTACCATGAAACTTACATAAGTCTAGATTTATCGCACCCCTTACCTTTGATGGTTTATAATGTCTACATTCTTTACACCTCATCTCTACCCCCTAAATAATTATTCTCTGATAGCCAGATTAATAGATCGGATAGGGCTTGGAGTAATGGCTTCCATCTAGAAAATTGTGCCCCTATGCGTTTATGTGTGAGTATTGGCGTTTTGTAAAATACTTGGTAATGTTCTTCTCCATCTCTATCAATAAAGCTAGATAAGGTAAAAAAGCATCGTCCATATTTTTCATGTTCTATCACCTTCGGCAACCTCGCAAGCAGGTCATGGATATCGTATGAGGGTACGATATCAGTGATGTAATGTAAACACAGCATCCTTTTCCCGCTTTCTGGGTTTAGTAAAGTGCCATCTGATAGCTTTACACAAATGGTATCTCCAACATAATACTTCTCCGTCTCAATCCCGCCCATTATAGGCTGGAGCTTACGGGAGGTTGCTAAGTTGGTTAGTTTGTTGCTCATATCATTTCTCCTTTGCGGTTGTTTTTGCGTTCGCGCCTTACATGATCTCTAATCTCATATATTTTCCGCTTAAAATAATTTACTGTGGTCTGGTGATGAACAAGACTTTTGTAAGCCTCTAAGATGCTTGCTATGTACATTCTGTGCCTTATTATCTCTTCGTGACTTCCGTGTCTACACACCCACTCTAAACCAGATACTTTATCTGGATGTGGAAAGATTGTGTTGTCTGGAAAAGAAATATAAGCCCCCTCTGTAACAGTTCTTGAATCTATTTTTTTTCTCATATCCTCTCTCCTTTTATATCCGTCTATCCTGCCCGGTCATTTTGATAATGCTATCCTTCCCGCCTACCATTTCGGTTATCCTTGACATTATCCGATCACCATACACATCACCTATCTTTGATGGTGACAGGTTCGATATAAAGAAGGTCTGTAGCATCTTCTCATATCGTAGGTTTATGAGCCTGTATATGATCTCCTGTGTCCAGTCCGTAACCTTCTCAGTACCAAAATCATCGAGTATGAGAGCGTGCTTCACTTTCAAGAAATCCTTTATTAAGAAATCGTTACTATCAAAACTACTCTTTATCTCATCTAAAAACTCGATTATGTTATAGGCTTTTACTGTAATATTGTTGATATAGAGCAGCTTCGCTAATGCCAATACTGAATGTGTCT